TGCTCGTATGAGCGGCATGAAGAAAAAACTAACTTCTGCTAAAACTGCACGAGATCCAAATAGTAGAATAAATAAATCATTAAGAAAGTGGGATTGTTAATGAAAAAAGCAATACTAGATGCATTAGAGGCTAGATACGAAGCTCAAATATCAGAAGCAGATGCAACAGTTAAAATATTTTTAGAAAATTCAGTAGGTATTGGGGAACACCCACAACACATTGATGAAGTAGATAAACAATTTGAAAAGATTGCAGCAGCTCAGGAAAAACTTGAAGTGCTAGAAGATTTTCGAGAACAACAAGGAGAAGAGTAATGGATGAAATAACAATAATAAGTAAAACACAAAGATCACTACAAGATAGATTACAACAAATTGGCGATGCTATCCTTACGGGTGGGGTTGACAATATGGAAAAATACAAGTATCTAGTAGGACAAGCACACGCAATACAATTAACATTACAGGATATCTCTAACCTGCTAAAACCTAAGGAGCAAAAAGATGAGCAAGGAAACGTTATCGACATCGGAAACGGCAAAGGAAGCACCAAAAATTAAACTGGCGCTTGAAGAAAAATACGAAGAAGAGAAAAAAAATTTACCACCAGACCCAGAACCTTTAACTCCAGATAATATTGGAGATACAGTTGATGAATTGCCAGAACCATCTGGTTATAGAATTTTAGTTTTACCTTTTACACCTAAAACTAAATCAGCAGGTGGAATATTATTTTCCCAAGAAACTTTAGATAAAGCAAGAATCGCAACTACTTGTGGTTATGTTTTAAAAATGGGACCATTAGCTTATAGAGATAAAGATAAGTTTGATGAACCTTGGTGTAAAAAAGGAGAGTGGGTTATCTTTGCTCGTTATGCGGGTTCAAGATTACCGATTGAAGGTGGAGAAGTGCGAATACTTAACGATGATGAAGTTTTAGGGACTGTTAAAGATCCCGAATCTCTTCTTCATTTAATTTAACCACATAGGAGAAACTATGCCAGACGAAATAAGAGCATCAGAAGAATTAATTGATGTAGGCGAAACTGTCGGCGCTGATATTAATTTAGATGACAAAGGAGAACCGGTAAAACAAGAGGAAGTTGTAGAAGAAAAAATAGAAGTTGAACAGGTACCTGAAGATAAAACTTACGAAAATGAAAAAGAAGTAAAACTAGACGACAAAAAACCTGAACAAAAAGATGAGTTAAAAGAATATAGTGAAGGCGTTCAAAAACGTATTGCTAAATTAACTCGTAAAATGAGAGAAGCAGAAAGACAGAGAGAAGAAGCTGTCCAATATGCTCAATCAATTACTCAACAAAAAAATCAAGCAGAAAAAAGATTATCTAAATTAGATAAATCTTATGTTAGTGAATTTGAAAGCAGAGTAGGTACTAGTTTAGCAGCAGCTAAGTTAGCTCTTAAAAATGCTATTGAATCTCAAAATGTTGAAGCACAAATTGCAGCACAAGAACAGTTAGCTAGTCTATCTATAGAAAATGCAAGATTAAATGCAATGAAAATAGAAGATGAAGAAATTGCTCAAGAAAAAAAAGAAGTTAGAGTAACTCCTCAGCAACAACAACCAACACAACAAGCAGATCCTAGAGCCGAAGAATGGGCATCTAAAAATAATTGGTTTGGTAATGACACTGCAATGACTTATACGGCTTTTGATATACATAAAAAGCTTGTAGAAGAAGAAGGATTTGATCCTAAATCTGACGAATATTATGAAGAAGTTGATTCAAGAATAAGACTTGAGTTTCCACATAAATTTGATAAGATAGAAGGCAATACTACAGAAAGAGTAAAACCTACTCAAGCTGTAGCCTCGGCTACACGTTCAGCCAGAACAGGACGCAAAAAGACTGTGAAACTCTCACCATCACAGGTAGCAATAGCTAAAAGATTAGGTGTGCCGCTAGAAGACTATGCGAAACAATTAAATATCACGGAAGGATTATAAGTCTATGGAAAATGAAAAAATAAAAACCTCACGTGCGAGTTCTACTAGAGCTAAAGAAGCTAAAAAAACTACGTGGACTCCACCCAACTCACTTGATGCACCAACTGCGCCAGCTGGGTTCAGACACAGATGGATAAGAGTAGAAGTTCTTGGTTTCGACGACACCAAAAATGTTGCCGGTAAACTAAGAGAAGGATGGGAGTTAGTGAGAGCTGACGAATATCCAGGAACTGATTATCCAGTCATGAACACAGGAAAATACGCAGGAGTAATTGGAGTGGGTGGCCTTGTGCTAGCAAGGATAGCCGAAGAAATCGCGCTTTCTCGTGAATCTTATTTTGCAAAACAAAATAAAGAACGAGATCAAGCAATAGAGAACGATTTACTAAAGGAACAGCACCCAAGCATGCCAATCAATCAAGATAGGCAATCGCGTGTAACTTTTGGTGGTACAAAGAAGTAATTCTAGGACCAACAAATTAAATTAATCGTATTGACCCTTGTGGGTCAGTACATAACAAGGAAAATAAAATATGGCAAACGCAAGTACAGCGGGCTTTGGATGCAGACAGACTATGACAGTTGGAAATACTCCAGCTACAGGTGGTCAATCTGAATTCTTAGTTCAAGGCGGAGCAGCTCCTGGAGCTACTGTCGCTATTTTTAAAGGTGCACCAGTTGCAATGCAAACAGCAGCAGGTGGAGCTGGAGCTCTTGGATTTATTCAAGATCAAACAGCAGCACTTATGACTGATGGTATCGTCGGTGGTAACACATGGGCACACAACACAGCAAACACAAACAAAAGTTTAGGTGTTTTCAATGGCGCAACTTTTGTTGACGCAACTGGAAAACCTTCATGGACGAATGGTTTAATTGCTGGGCAAACTTCTAGTGTAGATTATAACACAGCTAGTAATAATATTACGGCTTTTGTAAATACTAATCCTGCACAAGAATATACAGTAAGAGCAGACGCAGCATTAACTAATGCAAGTTTCAACACACTAACTAACACAGGTTTCAACTTAAATGATGCTGGAGCAGGTGTAAGTGGTATGTCTGATTCTACATTAGACTTAAGTGGCGTAGCAACTACTGGTGTAGCAAACTACATGTGGAAAATTGTAAGATCAGCAAACATTGAAAACCAAAAAGACCTTACAGTCGCTGGTGCAGATGTTGTGATTTCATACAACCCACAAGCTAACCAATATCAAGCATAACCCAAATAGGAGAATATAAAACATGGCAATATCACGAGCACAACTAGTTAAAGAACTAGAGCCAGGTCTAAATGCACTATTTGGACTTGAGTACAGACAATATGCAGATGAAACAAAAGAGATTTTCGACACAGAATCTTCAGACAGAGCGTTTGAAGAAGAAGTGATGTTATCTGGTTTCGCAAATGCAGCAGTTAAACCTGAAGGCCAAGGCGTTCAGTTTGACGATGCACAAGAAACATTCACTGCTAGATACACAAACGAAACGATCGCTTTAGCGTTCGCAATCACTGAAGAAGCGATTGAGGATAACTTGTATGACAGACTTGCGTCTAGATATACAAAAGCTTTAGCAAGATCTATGGCGTCTACTAAAAACATCAAAGGTGCAGCAGTATTGAACAATGCGTTCAATGCAGCATCTGCTGGTGGAGATGGTGTATCTTTAATAAACGTAGCACACCCAACGCTTGCAGGAAACTTTTCAAATAGATTAACAGTTAATTCTGATTTAAATGAAACTTCTCTTGAGCAGTCGTTAATCGACATAGCAGCGTTCACAGACGAAAGAGGCTTAAAAGTTGCAGCTAGAGGAATGAAATTAGTAATTCCATCTAACTTACAATTTACAGCTGATAGACTGATGAACACTAAAGGTAGAGTTGGAACAGCTGATAATGATATCAATGCACTATCAAATATGGGAATGATTCCAGAAGGTTATACTGTGAACCATTACCTAACTGATACAGATGCGTTCTTTATCAAAACAGATGTACCAAATGGTCTTAAGCACTTTAGCAGATCACCTATCAAAACTACTATGGAAGGCGACTTCGATACTGGTAACGTTAGATACAAAGCTAG